GTTCAGTATTGAGAGACCTGAAGGAAATACTAATACAGATGGATTTGTATTTGGATTCACGATGGAAAAAACAAGAGGGGTATTTCAATTTACCAAACGGTTCTGTTATAGAATGGTTCTCAACAGACGAGGAACAAAAACTCAGGGGTAGAAAGAGAGAGATTCTTTTCATAAATGAAGCAAATGAAATAACCAGAGATGAGTATGTCCAACTGGCAATTAGAACAACAGAACAGATTGTATTGGACTATAACCCCTCAGATTTAAACTCATACATCTATGACTTGTTGGAGTCAGAACCTGATGTATTTTTCCACAAATCCACATACCAACAAAATCCGTTTCTAACGGACGAAATCATCAAAGAGATAGAATCACTCAAGGACAAGGACGATAACCTGTGGAGGGTCTTTGGATTGGGTGAGAGAGGTGTTTCAACCAACTCTGTATTCTCCAAGTACCATATCATCGAGGACGAGGAGTTTCCAAAAGATGGTGGAATATTGGTTAGAGCATGTGACCCTGGTTACACTGACCCGACAGCAATCGTGGAATGTAGAATAATCAACGACTCACTATACATCAGGGAGTTGTTATATTCAAGGGGACTAACCAGTGATGACATCGCATACAAAATTGAACAATTAGGATTTGACAGAACCGATGACTTATGGTTCGATAATGCCCGTCCTGAGATTATTCAAGATTTAAAAAGAAAAAGGATAAACGCCAAACCTGTAATTAAGAATACAATATTACACGGAATAGATTTAATAAAACGACATAAGGTTTATATTACAAAGAGTAGTGAGAATGTAATATCTGAGTTTCAAGGATACAAATGGAAGACCGATAAAGACGGTCGTATCATGGATAACCCTGTGGACTTGGATAACCACACCATTGACTGTGTAAGATATTGTCTTGAGATGTCGACTAAACCAAAAGGAAAAATTACAATTATATGATAGATTTAGTAGTAGGCGATGAGGTCGTCAAATTAAACTCAGAATTAACCATCGGTCAATATCAAGCACTGGATTCCAAATCTCAGTTCTATAAAGAAAACCCCCATCAACTAATATCACTGTTTACGGGTATTCCATTCAACGACATCAAGAATATGTCAATGGAGACCGTTAAAATGATACAAGCATACCTAAACAACAAAATGTTAAAACAAGAGAAAAAAGAACTTGTAATGACATTTGAGTATTTGGGTGTGGAATACGGATTGGAACAACACTTTGGAACGATGCCGTTTGGAGCATGGGTGGATTTTGAGGTGTATACAGCCGACAATATTACCTCCAACATACATAAGTTGATGGCGATACTTTATAGACCCGTTACAAACAAAAAGAAGAACGGTAAGTATACCATCGCACCATACAACTCCAATGAAATTGAGGAGAGAGCAGAGTTGTTCAGAGACCTACCAGCATCGTATTGGTTTGCAAGTTCTGATTTTTTTTTTCAAGTCGCAAACTTATACATCTCCAATATAAAGGTTTCTTTGGAATCGAAGAGGAAAATGAACCAGTTGATAATGAAGGGGTGGAAGAAACTACCGAAATGGCTACAAAGGAAACTACCGCCAGATTCTATTTTGCTCTCATTTACCAACTCGCAGGAAAAGATGTTACAAGGTTTGAAGAAGTAGAACAACAACCGTTGTATTTATGTTTAAATATACTTGCGTTAGAAAAGGACAGGGCTGATAAGGAACGAGAAGAATACGAAAAAATAAAAAAACAAATGAAAATCTAATAATAATATTTATTAACAATGGAACAACTCACCACATTTAATAAGATATTAAAATACATCCAACAGTATCAACAACAATCCCCTCGAATGAAATCATTCGGTTATGGGGATATTGTTTATTTTGCTACGACCAATTCAGGTACAACTGAGTTTCCATTGGTGTTTGTAACCCCTGTGGGAATTACCTATGATGAGAATATTACCACCTATAATCTATCCATGATATTTGGTGATATTGTAAACACCGATATGTCAAATGAGGCTGATGTTGTCTCAGACATGAGTTTAGAAGCCAAGAGATTTATTGCTGAAATCAAAAGGGGGTTCTTGGAGGATAAAATAGATGTTGAATTACCAACACTGGCTCAACCGTTCTTTGAGAGGTTTAATGACCATATTGGGGGAGTAGTGTTGGATGTTAACATAATTGTCAATGAGTATTTGGATGCATGTCTACAATACCAACCTGAACCAAGTCCAAGTCCAACAACAACACCGACAAATACACCAACAAATACACCTACTAATACTCCTACCAATACTCCAACTATTACTCCTACTAATACACCATCACCAACACCTACGATGACCCCTACACCATCATCAACGACATTTAGTCCAAGTGATATTAGTGGATTAAATAACTGGTGGGAAAGTGATAGTGGTGTAATAACTGATGCTAATGGTGTTTTAAGTTGGACTGATAGTATATCATCAAATGTCGCCACAAGAAGTAGTATAAACTTTAATAACACTACCGATGTATTAAACGGATATACGGGTATTACACAATCATCTGTTACTGGAGAAATGAACTTATCATCATCATTAAGTTTCTCTGGAATTACTCTGTTCGCAGTATTACAACAAAACAGCACAACAGAACTAGCGAATTATTTTATAGGTGATAATAATAATGGTTTTATATCAAGGTTAGTTCCAGCGTATGGTGGGCCTGGTATATTTCTTTACAATAATCCAGACCTTTTAGGTGGTGGGTTAAATATTGATGGCTCCGCACAATATGGAACATTTATTATGGATACTACGGACTATTATGTTAGACAAAATGGTAGTCAAGTCGCAACAACATCAATTGGAACTGGTGGTGATATAACATTTAGTTATTTGTTTAATGGTAATGGTAGTTTTGAGTTTGGTGGAACAATTTGGGAATTACTAATCTACAATAGAGCGTTAAACGGAACAGAAATAGGACAAGTTGAAACATACATACAAAACAAATATGGTTTGTAAAAATGGAAGAGGATATTTTACAACAGATAGCGGATATGTTCAAGGGTCAGGTTCAACTTGAGTTGAGAAAGAAACGCCCATCAAGAACAAAAAAGGGATTACCCAAACCAGTATCAGGTAGATATCCTACACCCATATCAGCACCAAGAGCAACAGGAAGATTATACAACTCTGTAAATGTATATTGGGAAGGTAGTTTTGAAGAACAGGATTTGAGTATGGTATTGGACTTTGGAGATGTTGATTATTGGTATTGGATTGACAGGGGTCGTGAACCCAACTCAGGAAAGAGAACAGGACAGATGAGACCAGCATTGGCTCAATGGGCAAGAGTTAAACCCCTACCAAGATTTAGAGATGAGAGAGGTAGGTTCTTATCCAATGAAGAGAGAGCAATGTTGATAACTCGTTCCGTTGCCAAGTATGGTTATGAGGGGACATTCTTCATCCAAAAAGCCATAGACAGAACGGTTAATAAAATCGAAGATGAAATTGGAAATGCTGCGGCTATCTTTTTCCTTAACATGTTTACAGGTATGGAAGACGGTGGTACATTTCAAACAAGAAGTAATAGAACAAGATGATTAATATATTAAATACACCTGAGAATTTTCAACCAGCATTTACTGATGGTTTATTTTTTACCATTTCTGCTGATACAATGGACAAATATAAGTTCCGTTATACCTATGACATTTATGTTGAAGAATCATTGGTATTTCAAGGTAAAGCCACCCCTAACAGTTATGATAGAGGGGTAATAGATGTCAGTAGAGTTATCAACACTTATACTGAAAATAACCCAATCGGTTTGTGGAATACCACACCGGTTTATCAACACCAAACATTTCCGTTTGCCAGACCTTATCAAGATGCTGTTATCAACTATGAAGTTAGATTTGGATATGAATATTCAGATAGTCCATTAGGAAATGTAACAGGTTTTACAGGTTCAGGAACAACAATAGGAGTACCAGGTATTTCAAGTGGTCTATATAAATCATATTACGGTACTTATGGTGTAAATGGTAGAGCCACTCAACAGGATTTCAATTTCTCACCGTTTGTCTTATCAGGTTCACCGACAGGGACATATCCAACAACCTCAGGATTATTCTTAACAAACTCTCCAAGAATTAGAAATATTCAAGATACAGAATATTACACTCTTGGTTTCTCTAATTACTACTTGGATGGTTCAACATTGTCAGAACCTTACTATGTCGAGTATACCTTCTATGACAATAATGGGTCAGTTTTAACCGCTGTAACGATAGATAACATCACCACCAATGGTGGAGGTCCAAGAACCGATTGTAATGATGTCTATCAGTCAATTTATTTAGATACACCGACAGGAAATACCGATTACAATATTATGTATGTAGGTGCAGGTCCAAAGAATTTGGAGTCAATTATGCCAGCAGGTTCTGTTCAATATTCTGTTCAGTTATTTGGTAAGTTTACAGGTGAGACATCACCATATCCACCGACCCCCACACCTACTCCAACTCCATCTCCAACACCAGGTTGTATATGTGAAACTTATACTGTTACAAATCCTGGCATTGCGACTTGTAGTTTCTCTTATCTAAATTGTGATATGAGTCAAACTATAACTGTTGTATTGGGAGCAGGACAATCTACTGAGGTATGTGCATGTTCAGGGACATTATTATATGAATGTGAGTTAACAGTAGTAGATGGACCTTATTGTGGTGGTAGATGTGATTGTTGGTCTTATACCGTCACTTGTGATGCGTTATCAGAATCTCAATGTAGAGTTGATTATTACGACTGTGATAACAATCCTCAGACATTGATTATACCTGTAGGTGCAGGTCAATCTTTCTGTGGTTGTAAAGGTGGAATAGAACAGGTATATGGACAGATGGTTGTAACAGAATACGGGTCTTGTGGTTCACCTCAAACACCGACACCAACTCCTACACCATCATCAACACCTTCACCGACACCAACACCGTCATGTGCATATAAATCTTGGTTAATTACAGAATGTACATTGGGAACTTGTTCAGGTGGTATTTGTACTTGTTCAGGAACATCATCAAGAACGGTTTATACCAACTGTTCTGTAACAAACTTAATAAACCCTTCTACGGCTATCTATACTAACTCAGGTCTTACAACACCATTTACAGGTGATTTTGTTCAATCAGGAACAATCTATTCATCTTCAGGTAGTGATGTAACATTTGTATGTTCAATAGGAGGTCCTTGTTAATAAAATAGAATTATGGGAATATCACCACAACCAGTACCAACGACTTATACATTAGGAAACTGCTCAGGTTATACAGCAGTTAGTGAGATTTTTAGATTTAATATTGAACCCATCTGTAATAGAGCGGGAGCAACTCAACTTCAACTTATGTGGTTAAACCGCTATGGTACTTATGATTATTATACCTTTACTGCGGGTAAAGATGAGGGTATAAATATTGAAAGACAAACCTTTAAAACTTGGAATGTAGATTGGGATTCAGAAGACCCATCAAAAACCCAATATTCAAGAGGTCTAACAGATTTTGAAGTTAAGATGACTGAGACCCATGTCATCAACTCAGGATTTATCAACCAACCTGATATGGTATTTTTGGAGGAAGTTTATACCTCACCTGAGGTTTATGAAATAACAGAAGACGGTGGATTAAGAGCCATCAGCATTTTATCAGCAGAATATATTAGAAAAAATAAAGGTAATAAATCAATCGTGAATTTGGAATTGAGTTATGTATACTCAAATAACATTTCAATACAAAGAACTTAATGTTTATATTTGCTTTATGAAACAATATAAAGATAGTCCATATTTTGTTACTAATGATGGTAAAATCTTTGGAGTAAAAGGATATCAATTAAAATTAAATGCTAATAGTTCTGGATATTTTAATATCTATTCATCAAGATTGAAA